CAGGCGGTGGCAAGTCGTGGCTCGGCGCCCTGTGGCTCTTCACCAACGCCCTGCGATACCCCGGTTCCCGGTGGCTCATGGGGAGGGCCGTAGCCAAGACCCTCAAGGAGACCACACTCAACTCCTTCTTCGACGTCTGCGCACAGCATGGCTACAAGGCCGGTGCCCACTACACCTACAACGCCCAGACCGGCCAGATAGCCCTCGGCCAGTCCGTCATCATCCTCAAGGACCTGTTCGCCTACCCGTCCGACCCCAACTTCGACGACCTCGGCAGTCTCGAAATCACCGGCGCCTTCATTGATGAGGCCAACCAGGTGTCCGCCAAGGCCAAGGCCATCGTCGGCAGCCGCATCAGGTACAAGTTAGATGAGTTCGGCCTGACGCCTAAGATGCTGCTGACGTGCAACCCGGCCCGCAACTGGGTGTTTACCGACTTCTATGACCCGTGGCGCAAGGGCAGCCTCCCCACGCACCGCGCCTTCATCCCGGCGCTGGTGACCGACAACAGCCACATCAGCCCGCACTACATCGACAACCTCAAGCGCCTCGCAGGCCCCGACCGCGAGCGCCTGCTGCTCGGCAACTGGGACTACGACAACGACCCGTCCGCCCTCATGGACGCCGACGCCATCATGGACCTGTTCACCGCCGACCATGTGCCGGAGGGCAAGATGTGCATCACCGCCGACATCGCACGCTATGGCAGCGACCGGACGGTCATCATGCTGTGGTCTGGGCTGCGCATCGTCAGCGTCACGGTGATGGACCGCAACGCGATCACCGAGGCCGCTGCCGCCATCCGACAGCTGGCCGAGCAGGAGGGCGTCGCACGGTCGCGCATCGTGGTGGACGACGACGGCATCGGTGGCGGCGTGGTGGACCTGCTCCCCGGCTGCGTCGCCTTCAAGGGTGGCGGCAAGGTCATCGGCAAGGGCGAGTACATGAACCTTAAGGCGCAGTGCAGCTACGAGCTGGCGGCGCACGTCAATGATGGCATGGTGGCGTGGGAGCCTGACGGGTGGCACGACGAGGTCAGCACCGAGCTGCGATGGGTCAAGCGCGACAAGGTCGACAGCGATGGCAAGCTGCGCATCCTCGGGAAGGACAAGGTCAAGGAGGGTCTGGGGCGGTCGCCGGACTTTGCGGACGCGATGATGATGAGGATGGTGCTTGAGCTGCGTGGTGATGTGGTCGGCTCGGACTACCTTCGCGGCAAGGGGCAGCGGCACCGCCGGAGCGAGTTTGCCAACGACTTGAAAAAGCGATGGAACATTTGATACACCACGGGGACTGTCTGGAAGTGCTGCGAGGCATGCCCGACAACAGCGTGGACGCGGTGGTGACCGACCCGCCTTACGGCCTGTCGTTCATGGGCAAGAAGTGGGACTACGACGTGCCTGAGCAGGCGGTTTGGGAGGAGTGCCTGCGGGTGCTGAAGCCGGGCGGGCACCTGCTGGCGTTCGCTGGGACGCGCACGCAGCACCGCATGGCGGTACGAATTGAGGATGCGGGCTTTGAGATCCGCGACATGATTGCATGGGTCTACGGGTCGGGGTTTCCGAAGTCGCTGGATGTGAGCAAGGCGCTGGACAAGGCGGCTGGTGCGGAGCGGGATGTGGTGGGGCGGTACGTGCCCCCCAACGGCAAAGAGTGGAACCTCACCGCGGACGTGTCGGCGCCCGGCTACTCCGGCGGGCTGGGTCTACGGTCGGCGTCGCTCGACATCACCGCTCCCACCACTGACGCAGCGCGCCAGTGGCAAGGCTGGGGCACCGCTCTAAAGCCCGCCCTTGAGCCGATCACCGTTGCGCGCAAGCCTCTGATCGGCACGGTAGCGGAGAACGTGCTGACGTGGGGGACGGGTGGGGTGAATGTGGATGGGTGCAGGGTGGATGCGAGCGAAGGGCGGCCTCTGAGAGAGAGCAAAGCAGAGTCGTCTTTGCACGCCTTTGGTGAGGGCCTGAACGGCTCGCGCTGCGCTGGAGTCACCACGCAAGGCCGCTGGCCCACCAACCTGATCCACGACGGCAGCGACGAGGTGGTGGGGTTGTTTCCCGGCAACAGGCCAAGCAGAGGCGGCGCGCATTTTCACAGCGACGGCTTTGCTCCGGCCGAGGTGACAAACCGTGAGATTGGTTACGGCGACACCGGCAGCGCCGCCCGCTTCTTCTACTGCGCCAAGGCAAGCAAGGCCGATCGGGATGAAGGGTGCGAGGGGTTGGATGAGCGACCGTCGCAGAAAATGGGGGATGGGCTGAAAAGTATGGTTGGGCATCCGAGCGGAAACAACGGCAACACCAGCACGCAAGACCGAAAATCCCGCAACTATCACCCCACCGTCAAGCCCACCGACCTGATGCGCTACCTGTGCCGCCTCGTGACCCCACCGGGCGGCACCGTCCTCGACCCGTTCACCGGCTCCGGCTCCACCGGCAAAGCCGCCAAGCTCGAAGGGTTCTCTTTCATCGGCATCGAGCGCGAGGCTGAATATGTCGCCATCGCACAGGCCCGCATCAATTCCGCCAAGCCTCATCAACCTGATCTATTCTCATGAGCAAGGTCATCACACTCCATGAGCCGGACGGCTCCAGCCACGACTACCGGATCATGCCGTTCGAGGACCTGACCATCGCGGACTGGTACGACATCACCAACCCGCCCATCGCGCCCGACGATGCCGACGCCAGCTACGAGCTGATCCGGCGGTGGGTGCGCATCCCCAAGGCCAAGCTGCGGCGCATGAAGCCCGCCGACGTGGAGGCGCTGATGACCGCGCTGGGCACCATGCTGGGTCAGGCCACCAAGGCACGGATGGATGCGTGGACGCCCGAGGCCACCTTCACCTGGGGCGGCATCACCTACACCGTGCCACAGAACATTGAGGCCGACACCACCTTCGGCCAGTGGGCGGACATCAACGCACGCCTCGAGACGCTCACCAGCGACGTGGACATGCTGCCGGTCATCCTCGCCATCCTGCTCGTGGAGCAGGGCAAGGAGTACGATGGGCTGGACCTCGACGCACGCATCAGCGCGATGAGGCACCTGCCCGTGGAGTACGCGATGAAGATGTCCGCTTTTTTTTTCGTCAGCGGGACGCGGTTGCAGGACGTCATGAGCCGACATTTGAGTCAGAGGCTGACGTCCGCGCTGCTGCTGTTTCAGCAGGTAGCGAACGACTTGAGCGACGCTACGGGTGGTTCGCCACCATCTACCGCCTTGCCGAGCTGAAGCCTATCCTCGTGGCCCTGTTCGGCGACAAGGGCGAGGTGGTGCGGTACAGCACGGCTGAGTGCCTGACGGTCCTGAGCTATGAGCGCGACAGCGACATGCTACAGGGGCGCATCAAGCAAAGATATCAGCGGATGAAGGAGAACGAGAGGAGCCGCAAGCGATAGCCAGCGGCCTAAAGGATAGGCCACGGGGCGCCTTTGGCGGTATTACTTTCGCCAGATATGGTGGGCGTCGACATCATCCGGGAGCTGTTCAAGGGTGTGGTGGAAACCCATATCCTTGGTGTCTCGTGGCTGTCCGACTGGACGGCGGCGCTGGACATGGACCACGACCTGTCCTACCCTGCCTGCATCTGGAAGCCCCCTACCACTGGGGTCATCATCGAGGGAGATGTCAGCTTTGACACCTTCGGCCTTGACGTGGTGTTCGTCGATGACACCGACAGCGACAGGACCAGCGACCAGAGGGACGAGGCCTATGAGCGGATGGAGGCGGTGGCACGTCAGTGCTTCTACCGGTTCCGCCAGCTGTACATCTTGGACAACGCCACCTATCAAGGTGTGACCATCGACCTGGATGTGGAGACCAGCCCGACGCTGACGGCGCTGTGGGATGAGCCGGGGCGCCTGACGACCGGCGCACGGATGACGGTGACCTTCAGGAACAACATACCAGCACCCTGCCCCGATGGCTTCTTCAGCTGACCTGACATCAGCCAAGGGCCTCATGGAGGCTGCTATGGTCGAGCTTCAGCGCGGCATCGTGGAGGTCATGACCACGCGCAACAAGGTCGCCACGGGAGGCACGCGGGACAGCATGACCACCGAGGTCAACAGCTACGAGAACCTACAAGGGAACACGTTCGGCATCACGGCACGGCTGGCAGCCAACGCCAACTGGAAGTTCGTCGGTAACGGGCGCGGGCCCGGTGGCATGCCTCCGGTCACCAGCATCCAGCGGTGGATAGATGCGAAGGGCCTGTCGCTGAGTGCGTGGGCGGTGGCAAAGAAGATAGGTGCTGAGGGCAGTGCCGACTACCGTGCCAAGCGGACCAACGTGTTCGAGGACGGCATCACGGCGTGGCAGTTCGATAACGATAACCTGGTCAACGCCGCCAATGCTATCGCCGATGCGATGGCGCAGACGGTGGTGGTGGACCTTCAAACAGGACTACGATAATGGCTACTATGACCATCACTATCACGGCCTCCGGCAACGGTGTGACGTGGAGCCGCAGCGCCGACATC